AAATAGTTAAAATTAAAGATTCCCTAAAATTGCTAGAAAAAAATGCATTTGCTGCGTGAGATAGGTGGTGTCCAAACTCATGAAATTTTCCGCCATTGTTTTTGGCGATTTCCTTCATTTTGGAAACCGTAGCAGGATCATAACAAATTTCTCCCCACTGTTCTATCCCCTGTGGTTGATAGTGACCCCAATTGCCTAAAGTGAAGTGCGATATATCTTCTAGAATATTAGGGGAAAGATTTCTAAAGGCCATTTTAAGGCCATCCCCCAAAGGCTCCTTCTCTCTGGTAAATCTCTCCAACTCTTCATGAATAATAGGAATCCCATTTTCCAGAACCGCATAGGCCACATCGTGACCTGTTTGAAATCCCAATATTTTCATACTATTGATTATGATTCTTATCTGCTAGCTTTCAATTTTTCAGCGTTATTTAATATTTTTCTTGGATCTATTTTTTTTACCAAAACCGCTGGGTTTCCCTTGTAAACCCCCCATTCTTCAGTGTCGCCAATTAAAAGGCTACCAGCAGACAATAAAACCCCCTTTCTCAAGATGGAGCCTGATAAAACTACAGCGTTCGTCCCAATATTAGAAAATTCCTCCATTATTACGGGGGAGCATATTTGATGGCCCTTAAATTCTTCAGGAATTAAAGCTCCAAAAAGACCAGAATCGTCAAACCTATCCGAAGCGCAAACTATTCGTGCTCCCGCCATTACGTTGTTAAAGCCCTTGGCTATAAACTTAGCTTTCTCTCCTCCTATACAGGTAGCATTCGGACCAATGTGAACATAGTCGCCTAGATCTAAGGCAGTAGTGCAGTAAAAGCCGCTGTCAATAGCTACAGGATCTCCGTAAGAACATAAGTCTGATCTTTTAATTTCTGCGTAAGGAGATATATATAAACCCTTACTCATCTTTTAATTTAGGCCATATTCGTTGTTGATATACATACCCAAACATAGAAAGCCATCTTATCAAGGCACTTATGTTGTGATCCCCGTTTACTTTAACTGTGCTTTCATAGCCAATATAGCAACACTCCCAATTTAATTCGCCAGTTAATATTTTTTCCATCGGCACCACATCGAATGTAAAGCTGACATCTACTGGAGAATCTTCTGAAAAAGATATGGATTTTTGCACATCTTTATCTTTAAAAGTTAACTTTGTTTTGAAAACGGCCTCCTGAAAGCTGGTGTCATAAGATTTTCTTTCTACAAAACTTTTAAACTCATCCAAAAAGACGCTCAAATATTTCTCTTTTTTGTTTATGCCAATTTCTAAAGGTTTTTGATAAGTGTCGCAATTGTCTATCCATTTATATTTTTTGTAAAAGTCTATACTGGCTTGTTTAATTTCCTCATGATTATAATATTGGGTTCCAAAAAGCTTATCAACTTTGTTAAAGTCGTATGAGTCGCCTGGGACCATATCAAGAACAATATCGCTTTTTATTTTGTGAGAAGATAATAAGTTTTTTATATAATCTAAGCTTTTACAATAAGCATCAACTAAAAGATGCTCTTTATTTTTAATAAAAGGAAGGGCCATTCCCGCATAACTTAAAAAAGCTCCCGCATTAACTGATAAAGCGTTTTTTACGCTACTCAGTATCATATTGTCTTGCCTCTTTTTGGCTAGTTCAAGCTTTTCCTCTTCAGTATAGTTTTCGTAAATTAGAGGAAATCCATCAGCCATGTTTGTTTGAGACATGAAAAACGTATCTTCTTTTTTGTATTTTTTAAAGTCTTCTTTTACTGCCTTTAAAACATCATCAGGAAGTTTTTGCCAATTATCGTTTCCATGAGCAACAATGAAGTTTAGGGACGCAATGGTGATAAATGCATCGTCCATTGAAATATCTTTAAATATAAACGATTTATATTCTATCCCACCTGTGGTTAAAGTGCCTTCTTCTCCAAATTCAATTATGTTTTTAAGGCCGCACCTCTCAAGTCTTTTTTTCGGACCAATAGAATCAAACTTAGGTAGCAAAACCGTGGTGTTAGATGGCAAACAACTTAAAAAGTCATCGTCAAAGTGATCGTCATGTCCATGCGATATAACAATAGAAAACTTAGGATTAGTTTTAGCAAGAGCTATAAAATATGCGGGATTATATAAACACGGTGGGACAGAGAGCCAGCTCCCAAAAGCAGGTTTTTTATACCAAGGGTCCGTTAGTATTATATTATCTCCGTCTTGAATTAAAACGCTTGCGTGATTCAAGTAAGTTATTTTCTTCATAAAATCTCGGGCATCCATCCCCTTGATTCAATAAGCTCGATATCTTCTTTTGTCAAGGAAACCCCTTTTCCAACGGGAATTAAATGATAAGCGCTGTTTTCTTCATACCAAGAGGGTATTTTTTTGCCTCTTAAGTAGCCGTGACCCATTATAATCGCATATTTTCTTTTTGTAGCAAAAACATTTAAGCCGTCATTCATGGCACTACTGTTGTCCATTTCAAAATCCCAAGGAGACTGGTTAGGTTTTAATTTGCTTAAAAATTTATCCTTACTCCAAATGGAATGCTGTGTTGACTGTCTATATTCGCTTTGCTGGTCGGCCCTAATTAAATCAAAGCCTTTAAAGTTTTCTACAATAGAGTGAGGTCTTTGTTGAATGTCTAATGTCAGACCAAATCTAAAAAACTTATCATTTTTATTTGTAAATGCCTTATCTAGCGCTATGTCAAAAATTTTAGGACAAACATAATCCAATATAAACCCGTCTTCCCACATAGCATAAAAATATTTATGCTCACAGCTTTTATAATACTCAATCATATCATCGGACCAATAACTGGGACCGCGCTGTTTGCCCAAAGAAATAAACTCAAAGTTTTCTGGAAGATCGAACAAGGGCTTAGAGTAGCCTAAAACTCTAACTTTAGATTTATACGGCCAAAATTTGTTAAAAAGGTATGCCCATGTAGGCAAGCAAGCCATGTTTTTGTCGCTTGTCCACACATAAACACCCAAATCCTCCCTTTTCATAAAAAAACCTTATCTAACTCTTGTCCTTCATAGGGTCCAGTTTTGTATTCATAAACAAGAGTATTTTCTTCTAAGCTTGTGTAGTTGTGTCCCCCCTCTAGAGTGAAGGACGCATCACCAGCGTTTAGGGTTGGTTCAGAAATAATAGAGTCATCTAAGTCGTAAAAAGTGCATTTTACGCTTCCTTCTACAACAATCCAGCTTTCTTGAGCAATTACTTCTCTAGTTCTATTTTTCCAAATATGCTTATGAGGTCTAAAAGTTTGATCTTTTTTCATATTAAGTAAAGCACATTGTAAAAAATTTTCCTCTGACACAACGTCTGTTCTTCCCTCTGTTAGATCTTCTTTTCTAACAATAATGTGTAGAAGCTTGTCGGGTTGGCTTTTTGAATATATATGTTCCATATTATTCTTTTTCTGCTATAAGAATACCGCAGTTTAAACCTCTACAGTCTTTGTTCGGCAATGCTGAATTATCGCTATCAAGGTTATCTTCACCAAAGTCTTCTATTTTTTGTTCTAAGAAGTTCTCTACCGCATTCAGGTTTATTGTTCCTCCATATACTGTATCAGAGATGTCAAAAGTTAAAATTAAGAAACCACCTTTTTTGACTTGTGCTAATAGGTTTTTAATAGAGGCCACATGGAGGAATGGGTTAATTTCCTCAACTGTAGAAACGTTTATAACAAAGTCGTAATGTTCATCGTGTTCTTCGCTAGGTTCAGATGTGATGTCATACACTGTTGTGTGCGGCAAGTTAGATGGCTTTATGTCAGAATGAAGAGAACGAGGATATATCTCTTGCAGCTTATCTTTGAAGGTTACATGGACCCCCTGCCAACCCCAAGAAGTATTGTGTATTAAGACATCTTGGTTTTTTTTATTAAGCCATCCATTGTATTTTTTTATGCTTTTTAATACAAAGGGATATTCATAGATTCTTGACCAACATGCACCATCGTTAAACGATTTTAAATCGTGTTCATCAGAATATCTCAATTTTCTAAATTCTAAAATTTTCATTACCAGATACACATTTGTTTGGAAAGGTCGCCACCATGATGATAGTCTCTATTTTTTCCTACAAGCCAAGGGCTAATTGTCGAGCCAATGTCTATGTAGGTGTTTTGGGGGTTAGCTTTATGAAGTTTATAGCTTAAAATGTTTCCAAGGGGGCCAGCAGCAAATAGAAATAAAGCTCCATTAGATTGTTTTGCTCTTTTTTCTCCAACCTCAATCCAGTGAGAAAGGAAGGGTTCTTGCCAAGCTTTTAAGTTTATTCCGAAGTATTTTGTTACTTCGAAAGGGAGAATTTTGCTTACTCCTTGTTCGTTTGCAAAAAGAAAACGGTCTCCGTCCCAGTCTCTAAAAGCTGGAATAGCCTCCTCTACAAAATAATCATAGTTGCCGTTAACAAATAAATTTGCCCAAGTTAAGTTTTTGGTTTTGGGCGTTTCTCTCATCCACTGGACCATTTCATGTGAATTGCAACAAGGGCAACCAATTCCAACTGTATAATCTTCATGGTCATAAGTAAATGATTCTAAAAGCAAGTCGCTTTCCGCTTTATGTTCCTCGGGAGAAAACTTCCAATTGTCACAATTTGTAATTGGAGAATTACGCAAAATAGCATATTCCCCGTCTGAATACTTGGAAAAAGAAAATGGTTTTTTTTCTTTTAGCTTCTGACAGATTTCGATAAGATCTCCTCTAAAGTTTTTCATTTAATATTTTTGCTATTTTTGAAGAAGAATGTCCGTCTCCATAGGGACACTCGGTATCAATCTTATAATTATCCTTTAGCTGATTAAAAATTCCAGATAGTTTATCGGGGGAAGGACACATAATTAAGTGTTTTGAAACTCTCCCCTCTGGGCGCTCAGTAGTTTCTCGGCACACTATTACTTTTTTATTAAAAAAACTACCCTCTTCTTGCAGCCCTCCGCTATCGCTAATTACCAGTTTGCATTTCGAAAGAATATCTAACAGCATCTCATGTGGCAATGGGTTAATTACATTAACATCAGAAAGCAAATGTTTATAAGTGCATACTTTTGGGTTAGGGTGAAGAGGTAAAATAAACTCCAAAGACGGGTTTTCTTTAGCGAGATTATTTATTTCTTTGAACCACTTGGGTATTAAAGCATGGTTCTCTCTTCGGTGAAGGGTTACTAAAACTTTCTGTCCATACTCACATTTTTCTTTGTAGGGCAATAAGTTGTCTAGCACCGTGTTGCCAACCACATGACAATCTCCTTTGACTAGTTCGTGTAGCAGGTGATCCTTAGAAAGAGAAGTGGGGCATAAGTTTACATCTGAAAGTCTTGAGATCATCTGCCTATAGGCTTCCTCTGGATATGGGTGATCTAAATTATAACTTCTAAGTCCCGCTTCTAGATAATAAATTTTTTTCTTTCTGTGAAAAGCGGCCAAAGCACAAGCAAAAGCTGAAGCTGTGTCCCCCTGCACCAAAACAGCATCAAAGCTTCCATCTGGAAATTGAGTCAAACAATCGCTAATTATCTGATCTAGCCTTTTGTCACCATGACATGCATATATGTGAACTTTATAGTCTGTTTTTATGTCTTTTATTAGGTCTGGATGTTGACCTGTAAACAAAAGTTCATAATTATCTAATACTTTTAGAAGCGGCTTAATTTTGAGCCACTCAGGTCTTGTTCCAAAACAAAGTAAGACTTTCACTATCTATTGTAGAGGTGCTCTCTTGCCATTAAAAAGTTGGTCCAGAGCTGGGGGTTTATTTTTATGAATGCCCCAGTAATATTAAGAGTGTCTCCACCCCAAGGGGTTTTTAGATAAGCTAAAAGTTCTTCACTGGGTAGCCTTCCTGCTATAAAATTCGCTGGAGAGTCTGCCTTATCTATAAAAGAAAATTTTCTAGAATTAGTGTCTATCAAAAGGTTTTTGCTGTAATCGAAAAACTCTAGGATCATTTGACCAGCCCTATAACCCTCATCATATAGTTTTTCAAAATGAGATAATATTGTTTCTTCTCCAGCGAAATCTGCAACAGGGGTAATGTTTTCCCTGCTGTTTTTTAAGATTTCATCCCATTGATCTAAATGTTGATCATTTTTTTCATTTGATAAAAAAGATATTTCCTTATTATAAAAAGGAATTTGAGTTAAACTATCTGAAAGACCTAAAATATCCCTAAGATTAACAGCATAATCATTAATATAATCGTTGTATTCTTTGCAAAAATAAACATAACTAGCAAACGGAACGCTCATTTTGGGTTGCAGAACGTTTTGATAATAAAGAAACTGGTTAATATGAAATCTGGTCCCTTTGTTTTTTATGGATTCAGGCTCAGTGCTGTTAGCATAAAAACCAGCCAAGCTAAACTGAAAAAGCCACAGGTCAATTTCAGGAAACATTTGCTTCATGTAGCCTAAGGTCTTGTCATTTAAATATGCATCGTTCTGATTAACAATTACCTTGTCGTTAAATCTATAAACCAAAGCACTATCATGCCCCTCAGGAAAAGCGGTGATGCTGTAGTTTTCTTCAATGCTCGTTTCCACATAATAGTCTAGGTATTCAAACTTAAAGCCCATTTTTTCACAAGCCTCCTTTACGTTGGGGTTTTTGCGCTTGGGATAGAGAATTGTTACTTCGTTTTCTGTTTTTGATTTTATATGCTTTAAAGTGGCCCAATGGAGGTGGTCAGGGTGTTCATGGGAAATGGATATATATTTTAATTTAGAATAATCAATTTTGCTGTCATCTGTGTCTTTTAAGAGAGACCAACTGTTATTAAAAATCCTTCCAAAATACCAAGGATCTACGAGAGTTAAGCTGTCGTCGTTTTCTAGAGAAAATGACGCATGATTGAGAAAGGTTATTTTAGTTTTCATATGTTCAAGAGTTTGAACCCTTTGTCATAATAATGCTTTAAAGACTTCCCAAAGTCAATCCCATTTGAATTGACCGAAATAGCATTTTGATCAACCCCATATTCCATTGCTGATTTAGGCTGGCTTCCCCAGAGTTCTAAGTCTTCTTTTGGGTGAGGGGGAACGTAGGTGTTAAGACCTAAATGTTTTTGAACAGAATATGCAAAATGCACATCCTCACCACAAATCATATTTAATGGTGGTCCAGTTTCTCTCCAAAAAGCTCCAAGCAAATCTCTGTGAAAAAACCAAGAGTGACCAACGATGTCTACTTGTTTTTTTTCCTCGTTTGGGTTTGGCCATCCAAAACGATCAAAAGACTGATAGTCTGTATCATTAAAAATAACACCAACCGTGCCATAAAGACCATTTTCCTCGTTAATAGAGTTTATACAGTTTTCTGTCCACTTAATTCCTGGGATTGTATCATCATCTAATATGCATATATAATCAGATTTTGCGTTTAGAGCAAATGCAAATCTAGCCCAAACACCATAGTTAAAATTGTTATGCGCTATTTTTATAGATTGAGTTTCGTCTTGGAGGTAGAAGGCACTAGAAGGATCATCGGGAAGGTTTTGCCAAACCATAACCTCAGACGGTTTGATCGTTTGTTTCCCAATCGCCTCCATTTGCTCTTTAATGGTGTGGGGTCGCTGCCAAGTATTTAAAACAAAAGTAACGTTTTTCATATCTATTTAAAAAAATTAAAGTTGAGAGAAGATGGATCAAAGTCTTTCCATAAATCATTATATAAACTATCCGACAAGTCTAAACTTTTAAACTCAGACCAATCATTGATAATTAAAAGAGGAATACCCTTTTCTTTAAATTGTCTAGCAAAATAAGAGTCTTTAACTATGGGGATAGATTTCATGTAGATTGCTTCCCAAGTTTTGTGACAATCTTTACCATTTCCGTCTGGGGAAACAGTAAAGTAGGATTTAGAAATTTTTCTAAGATATTGCTCCTGAGTTTTATTAACAAACTCATCATGAGCGCTTATAGATTCTGCATTAGGATATTTGATGAAAGGCTCAACACCTATTTTTTTGTAACAATCTATTCTCTCTGAAGCGTTTGTGGATACATTAAAATTAGCATAGAAAAGATTATCTTTTTTGTTGTTCTCTTCTATTATTCTAGAGAATCTATCTTGATTTCCATGAGACCAGCGGGGGTTAGCAATGCCTATAGGAATAGGAGAGACCCTTGGGTTCTCGGTTAAAAGGTTTTGAGTATACCAATGCTCCATGTTTGGAAAATATTCTATTACAGCCTCAACGTTTTCCTTTGTAAAATTTATGTCTGAATTATGGGTAACGAGAGTGAATGGTCTTTCTTTTAAAATATTTGTTTCTTTTAACATTTGCAAAAACTCTGTTTTACAAAAAACAAAGTTATTCTCTATGTCATCACATCTTTTGACACTAAACTCTGGAGTCCTTTCGTCTTTGTAATCAGTAACCTGTAGCCAGCACTGATGTTTAAAATATGTTCCGCATAAAAAGTTCATTGTGTTGCTTTCTCCCAAAATTTTTCAGAGGCTTTTTCACAGCCTAATTTAAATGCATCATAACCAACTTTTTCAAGTTCACAATATGCTCCTATTTTAGACTTGTCTCCAATGTGTTCCTCAACTCCACACAAAATAGCCTCCGCAGCCATTCTACAAAACGGTTCGTTCACTACTGGGGAATGATACAGGGCTTTTGATTGTTGTAAAATATTCGCTATTTCTTCTTTGCTGCGAGAGCCATGAAAACGAATATTGGTATCTCTTGCAAAAAGAGTTTCAGGGCTTTCATCTGACCAGCCGAATATGTCTAGCTTTCTATCTAGATTGTTTCTAAAATACTGAATTAATTCTTTTAGTCCTTTAAGTGGATGTAGATATCCACAGTATACTACGTCATATATTTTTTCTTTTTCAGCTTTCTTGAATATGTTTGTATCAAGAGGGTCATATACTATTTCTATATTGCGAAAATAGTCTCCATAAGACTCTTTAAAAAAAGCGGCATGAAAGTCGGACAGAAAAAAGTTTTTCTTTGAGCTTGTAAACAGCTTCTTTCTTTCTTCGTTGCTGAGATACAGGCAAGAATCATGCTCTAATCTGATATGATTAGGGTGCTTAAATATAAAAGGTAATTTTGACTCTGCTCTTAATTTTATAGCCGCAAGATTAGAGCTAATGAGCAAGTCGTAAGATGACAAGAAGTCTATACTGGAGGAAGAATAGTAGTGCTCAATGATTTCATAACCAAGCTGCCTACCTTTTTCTATAATAATAGAGTTGCTTATTTGTGCTCCCCCAGGCGCTTCCTCTAGATTATAGTCAGATACAAATAAGACCCTCATCATGCGAATGCATGATTATATCCTATAATATGCTTTCGTCCACTGATTGAGGAGAAAATATATTTTCAGCTTCTTTGTCGGAAATATATTCCAACAAGAGATCTGTTCGCGCAATAGTAAAATCTGTTTCTGAAAAAGACCAAAATGGATCAGCTTCTTCTTGCTCAAGAGTCCTGTCAGTTCCTTCCAAAACATCAAGGTCATGAAATTTGTATTTTTCTTCTGTGCTTCTTCCTTCACAAAGTTTTAAAAACATATTTACGCGAGCAACTCCCCATTGTGCCGTGCTTTTAGCTGGACAAAATAAAACGCTAGCAGACTTTTCCCCTCTTTTGTAGACTCTAATTAATTGCTCTATTGTAACATCAGAATCATATGATTCATTAAATTTAATAACCTTCCCAAGAAGACATTTATAAATTTTTTGAGAAAAGCTAAGGTTCATTGTCAGTAATTTACACTTTTAATTATTAAAAATGAAGATCACCCCTCACAGGAAGAACAATTTAGAATTGATCTAGCTAGTTCTTGGCTTGGATTGGCACTTCTTTGATAATAAAAGCTTTTTACCCCCTGTTCCCAGCCAAAAATCAGAAGTTCGCTGACCTGCTTAGGAGGGCATTTAGGTGAGACCATTATGTTAAGACTCTGACCTTGGTCTATGTGTTTTTGACGCTGTGATGCTTGTATCACAATTTCTTTTTGTGATATTTCGCCAAAGGTTTTAAATACATCTTTCTCTTCTTCGCTTAAAAAGCTCAAGTGTTGAACCGATCCTCCTTTTTGCAAAATAGACTTCCAAGTAGCCTGAGTGTTTTTTTTCTTTTCCTCTAGAAGTTCTTCTAGATAAGGATTTTTATAGGTAAATTTACCTTTTGCTAAATCTTTTGTAAAATAATTGCTATTTAGAGGTTCTATTGATGGAGATACTTGACCTAAAATAAAAGAACTAGAGGTTGTAGGAGCTATAGCCATTGTTGTGACGTTTCGCCTGTTGTAACCTTCAAGGTGTTCTGGTTCTCCTAATAAGACAGCTAATTCTTTTGTAGCATAGTCGCATCTCTCACGAATTTTGCAGTGAATTTCCGAGTTAAGAAATTTGGCTTGCATACTTTCAAAAGAAATAGATTTAGACTGAAGAAAAGAGTGCCACCCTAAAACGCCGACTCCTAAAGCTCTTTGTTTTTTAGCGAAATTGTGAGACGCTTCCATAAAGGGAATGTCTTTTGTTTTGTTAATGTATTCCTCCATAACAGCATCAAGGAAATACACCAGCGTCTCCACTGCATCTGTCTCTATAATTTCATCCCATTTCAACAAGTTAAGAGAAGATAAACAACAAACGAAAGACTCATCTTCAGAAGAGTGAAGAAAGATTTCACTACAAAGGTTAGATGCGCTAATTTTTAGATTCTTGTCTTTATAAACTTTTGGAGCCTCGCTATTAGCGGTGTCCGTAAAAAACAAATATGGATAACCAGTCTCAAATCTTTTTTTGATGATCGAAGCCCAGACAGATCTTTTCTTTCGGTCGCCATCAATCATTGACCTCATCCACTCATCGGTAATACACACCCCAAAAGACATCTCTTGAATTGAATTGCCTTCGCTGCGAATTCTTAAAAATTCGGTAACATCAGGGTGATCTATGGGTAAGTAAGCAGCAAAAGATCCCCTTCTTACATTGCTTTGAGAAACAACAGAGGAAACCTTATCAAAAAGCTCCATAAAGTGAACTGGCCCACTTGAGGTTCCTCCCGCTGAAATTTCTGCACCCCTCTCTCTTAGTTCACCAAAATAAGCAGAGGTTCCAGCACCATGTTTGGTTTGCATTCCTACTTCAGCTTGTTTTTCTAAAATTGCATCCATTCTGTCTTCCACGAAGACACCATTGCATGAAATAGGTAAACCACGCTCTCTTCCAAAGTTAGCCCATATCGGGCTAGCAAGAGAATAAAAACCTCTAGACAGATAATCCTCAAACTTATCAGAAAAACCCTTAACTTTTAAAAGTTTCTCTGCTGCAACAGAAATGTCGTGACCTCTTTGTTCTGCCGATTCGTTCTCTTTTAAATAACCTCTTTTTAAGAAGTCGCGAGAGTCTTTATTAAGCCACTTGTATCTTTTCATCAAAAAAGGTCTTCAGCATCGAATGTTTGAGAATTCTTGGAATATTCCACGGGACGAGAGTGAAAGAAGTCAGTGGCATTATTGCCAAGCAACTCCTCCTCAAACCACATTGTATCTTCCAATAAAGAAGTGTCAACATCAAACGCTGAATCAAAGCCGATTTTTTCCAAAGAATCATTAATTCTATTTTTAATGAACTCTTTTAGTATGTCAGCATTGAGACCTTTTTCATCAAATCCGTTTACCATCCAATCAACAAGATTGCTTTCTGCTACAAAAGCAGCCTTAGCCTCAGTAGCTATTCTCTCCTCTAACTCTTCATCGAAAAGTTCAGGGTGCTCGCTTCGGATGGTGTTAATAATCTTTATACCAGCAAGAGCATGAATGTTTTCCTCGTTTCTGGTATATTTAACTTGCTGCCCAGTATCCTTCAGAACATTACGGTAGCGATTAAACCAGTTAATTACATAAAATTGACTAAACAACGAAACATTTTCCACAAATAAAGTAAAAAGAGTGAGGGCATAGACGTATTGTTTTTTAGAGTCCTTATAAAACTTATGATTGTATTTGCGTAAATATTTTACCCTCCCCTCGATAAAGTCGAGCTTTAGATTCTCCTCAAAAACATCCTCTAGACCCAGGACTTTAAGAAGTCTCTCGTAAGCGTTGTTGTGAATAACTTCAACGTTAGCCATAACATAACCAAGGTCGGTCAAACTTGGATGAGGTAAGTTGTCTCCTAGCTTGCTCCAGAACTTCTTCACTGCCACTTCAATCTGCCCAATCGCAGAAAGAGTCCGAATGATCATTTCCCTTTCGTCTTCATTGAGGTGGACGTTAAAGTCCTGAATGTCACTGCTAAAACTGAACTCTTTATCAGTCCAAAAGCCGTTGTGCATTGCCTCAATAAACTCCTGCGCCCACGGGTAATGGTCAGGCTTTCTGGATACTTGCTCTTCAAAAATCATGGCTAAAGCATTTTACACTTACTCCTAGATCGAGGGAATGTCAAAGAGAAAATTTCGGAAATTTTTTAGTTGACGAATCCAGAAACAACGGTATAATACACCGTGAAACGGGATCACGAATCTCTAAGCTATAACGGTATAGATAGAGAATAACGTTGATCTAATCGTTAAACGTATAAATATATTATAAATCAAAAATCTCTGAAAATTGATTTTTAATTTTTGTGGAAAAAGGACAAAAACCTGATAGGATTGAGTCAGTGGAAACCGACTTAACGCTTATCTACAATATCCAACAGGATAATGATCAAGACAGCCTGATAAGGCTCATTGATAGACATTCTGGCATCTTCCATACTATGGTGAACCAGTTCATGTCTAGTCCTCAAAACGCTTTAGACAGAAATCAAATTGTGGGAGAAAAAAGTTCCATGATTTACAACTCTGCCTTGAAATACGACCCCAGTAGAAATGCAAAATTTTCCACTTATTTAGCTAACCAAACAAAATGGAAATGTTTAAATATTCTCAATAAAAAGAAGAAGACTAAAGAATTTTTTATTGATGATGAGAGCAACTACATTGAACCAGCTTGCGATAGTTTCTTGGGAGAGATAGACAGAGAAGAAGCCTTGAATCTGTTTAAAAAATGTCTTGAAAAAGAAAAAGATGGGCGCGTCAAAAAAATAGTTGACATGCGTTATGGTTCAGATAATAATAAGCTCACACCTTGGAAGTTGATAGCAAAAGAACTAGATATGAGCATTCAGGGCTGTATTAATATTCACAACAAGTTTATTAACAAAGTAAAAGAAGAAGGAAATTATGTATAATTCAATCACAGCAGCCGCGTATCTTGTTAAAGATCCAGAAGTAAGAACCACCAACAGTGGTAAAAAAGTTGTAACCTTGAGGGCGGGGGTTTCTACGTCTAATGCCAAGACCAAGTGTTTCATTGATGTTGAATATTGGGATAAGACAGCTGAAATTGCTGAAAAATATCTTACGAAAGGACGGGAGTTCATTGTAAACGGAGAATTATGCATGTCTTCTTGGGAGAAGGATGGCAAAAACTTCAGCAAATATCACATCAGAGGAAAAGACCTTCAGTTTCTTAGCTCTTCTAAAAAGAAGGAGGACTCAGAAAACAGTGACGAAGATGACGATTACGGAGTTCCCTTTTAATGAAATTACTTCTCGAAATACCGCTTAATAATTTAAGCTTTGGTAATGTTTCTTACAATCTTGTCAGAGAGCTTTATAAGCGTGAAGCAGAAATAGGAATTTTCCCCATAGGGGAGAAGGTAGACCTAAATGCTTTTGATGTTCCTGAAGAACTAGTTAAATACATACAAACCGCTATAGACAGGCGTTGGGAGTTTTTACATTCTGAAATCCCATCTCTAAAGCTATGGCACTTAAATGGAAGCGAAAACCGCAAAAACCCCAATCAAACTCTTTTAACTTTTTACGAATGTAATGATCCTACGGAAGTAGAATTTAAAATATGTGAAGTCCAGAACAACACAATTTTTAGCTCCACTCACGCTCAAGATCAATTCAAGTTTAGAGGCGCTCGTAATACCCATTATGTTCCAATGGGTTTTGATGAGGATTTTTTCGAAACGAAAAAAACGTATCTGCACGATACCGTCCACTTTGGTTTAATGGGTAAGTTTGAGAAAAGAAAACATACTCAAAAAATTATTCAAACTTGGCTTAAAAAATACGGCAACGATTCTAAATACCAGCTTTCTTGCTGTGTTAATAACCCGTTTTTCAAGCCTGAACAAATGAAGGCTCTGATTGACAGCACTTTAGAAGGAAGGAATTATAATAACATAAACTTTATTCCCCATCTAGAAAAAAATAAGGAGGTTAATGAGTTTTTAAACTCAATTAATATTGATTTAACTGGACTATCAGGGGGAGAAGGCTGGAATTTGCCAGCTTTTAATTCCACTTGTTTAGGCAAATGGAGTGTCGTATTAAAATGCACATCTCATAAAGATTGGGCTAACGAAGACAATTCTATCCAAGTAACTCCTTCAGGACAAATGCCAGCTGCCGATGGTGTTTTCTTCAATAAAGGAGGTAACTTCAACCAAGGATCTTTTAAGACATGGGACGAAGAAGAAGTTATTTCCGCAATGGAAAAAGCAGAATCTAAAGTAGGACAAATTAACACTGAGGGACAAAAATTGGCAGACAAATTTACCTACTCTAACACCCTTCAGCAGATTTTAGACTGCATTAATAGCCCTAAATAAATGGCACTTTTAATGCTTAGAGGAAGTATGAATACATTACTTAATAACATGTTGAATGATTTAAACAGACTTTCTCAAAAACCTCTGGTTACTAACAAAAAATCCAGTGTCACCGACTCGGGAGACATTTATCTTGCAGAGTTTGAGTTGGCTGGGTTTTGCAAAAAAGACGTATCTATTAATGTGGTAGACAATGTGCTGGAGATCAAGGCTGAAAACAAAGACAGATCTGAAGAATTTAAATTGCATTTAAATGATCTAGTTTCTCTGGATCATATCAGCGCCGAACTTCGTTATGGGCTACTTAAAATAACACTGCCCAAAAAAGCTATTAACGAAGCTAAAAAAATTGAAATCAAATAATGCCTATTTATGTTTACAAACATCCCGAAAAAGATGAATACCGCGAGGTGTTTCAAGGGATGAATGATGAACATTCTTACGCAGAAGGAGGCGTTCAGTGGAAGCGAGTCTTTCTTTCACCGAACGCCTCTATTGATACCTCTATTGATCCCTATAGTAAACAGCACTATATAGATGCTACTTACTCAAAAAAGGGAACTCTGGGGGATGCGATGGATCTTTCCGCAGAATTAAGCGCCAAAAGAGCAGACATAGAAGGCGGCAAAGACGCAGTAAAAGAAAAGTTTTATGACGATTATGCGAAAACTCGAAATGGGGCAGAACACCCCAATAGAATCAAACAACGCGGATACGAGAGCAAGAACGTCAAAATTGAATACGATTAATAATACGTGCCACTTAGTCTGAGGCCAGTGGTTGGGGTGACTGCAAAATTAAAGCTTGCGTCAAAAGACATTCCCCCATTAACCGCCATTGAATAATTGTAAGATTCTAGCTTGGCATCTTGTATTTCGTAAATCATCTTTTTCCCACTAGCGTCTAAAACCAGCTGAAAGCTATAGTTTTCATCGTTGCTTAAAACGCCAGTGATTGAACCGCTTTCTAAGCCAGAAACTAAAGAAGAAACGGAAAATGTTCCATTTGCTGGAAATTGAGGCTTTCGTCCGTAAGGATAATCACCTCCTAATCCATAATTAGAAACCCGTGGCAGCTGAACGGACATATTTACAGATTGTATGAATTGGCTTCCAACTATCGTTTGTCCTCCCACTTGTAAGTTCTCCAAGGTTATGCTGCTGTTTGTGTTAGTAGGATTAACAATTGGAGGGGTCTTTTCTAATAAATCAGAAGACAAGTCTCTTACAAAATCAAACCCAATTCGTCCAGCACCATCATTGTTTTGGCCTGTAAGGTTAATTGCTGGAGAGGCCATAGCTGTTCCATTCCCAGTAATATTCTCAAAAACAACATTTGAGCATATATATTCAGTTGTAACGCGAGGAATTCCTTGCCCACCCACTCCGTAAGTCAAGTTATAAGAAACTGGAAAACAGTTACCAAAAGCTATCGCATCCAACCCAGAAAAATTATTTGCAGCATAGAATTCTACTTCATCAAGAAAATCGTCTTCTTGGTTTTTTGCTATTAAAACATAAAAATTGTTTGAATCGCTTCCTTCGGGAGAGTTGAACATATTCTGAAATTCAGAAACCCAACCACCAGAAGCGTTTATAAATCTTCCTCTTACCTCATTAGAACAGTTTGGTTCAGGGATATAACTAATAGTTAGGTTAGCGTCTGGTTGACGATAAAAATCTTCAGATACAAAATCTTCTGCTCCTAATTGTTTTAAATTTTGTCGAGGTATGTTTGCAGAAAATTGGCAATCTTGAGCAATCTTATGAATTACAAGAGATTGTTGATTGTAAGACCATGCCGCAGTGCTGTCTTGGGCAGCAAGAATGGCGTTCTGACTTTCTATTAGATTTCTAGCCATTTTATGTTCCTGTTGGTATTACTCCTAAGGGATCTTCCACTAATGTAACAGACAGAGTATTAGAGTTGTAATAATTCCAAGTATGAGTCCATTTTGGGCAATAGTAAACCTTTGGTCTATTATAGACTGAGGGTATCTGGTGTTCAAATCTGCGATAACCACCTTTGTTTTCTAGAAAATGAAGCATAGATTTTAGCTGTTGATCATCTATATTGCTATAAGTATATTGCATGTCAAATGTAGCAATATTATCATTTGTTTTTAATACTTCAGCAAAGGAATTTTTAAGGTTTAAATAATCAACCTTAATTTTTACATCGTTTTGCGTTCCGATGTCAGGCTCAAAGAAAAACTTCTTTGTCCAGATTGAAGATATTCCTGTGGGGCTATTAGCTTCAGAGGAAGTGTGGTCTCCGCTACAATAATAAAAATTATCTAACTTATTTCCATTTATGTCCCCATTAGCACTTCTTCCCGTATATATTACATCGTATTTTTTATACGAAGTCGCTGGTGTCCAACCTCTAAACTCAACATTAGTAAACGTTCCTCCTGACCAATTAAGAATAGTGGGAGAATGATCAACACTAATGCTTGCTGCAACTTCAAATCTTTGGTTGTTCGCAAAATTAATTGCATAATTATCACAAAAACCAGAAACAGTTTTGTAAATTCCAGAATTGTCTGGAGTAAACTCTAAAGGTTGATACCCCGACTTGCTTTCAAAAAACGTAGCTAGTTTCCTAGCTCCAGTTTCCGTTTGGTCATACCTTACATTAAACTTTGCAGTCAAGCTATCAATAGACATCGGCAATAAATTATAATAAAAGTCATCAGTTACATATTTATTACTCTTTGCAGAAAAAGAAGCCTCCGATCCATAAACAGGAGTAAGGCCCAGTCCTGATAGTTCAGCAGTAACCGCAATGCCTGAGATATTTTCATCTCTATTATAAAATAAAGCTTCGCTCATGACGAGTGTCCTACATAGTTAAGGGTTAATCTTAATGATCCGTTAGAAGAAGAATTAACTTGTTCAGAAACCAATGAAGCCCGTGGAATCGTAAGAGATTGAAGTGTTGTTCCATCTCTCCCCTTTACTGTAAAGGAAAGAGATTTACCCTCTTTTCCTTGATCTAAAAAATTATAACCGCTCTCCATTAATGCATCATCCACTTCCATTTGAACACTAGCCGTATAATTTACAGGGTCTATGTGTTTAACTTCAATCGGGGATTCTCGGCCAATGGTGTAATATGGTTTTTTTGTAACCTGTATAGAATAGTCAAACCCTAAAACCCTGTTAGTT